CGCCTATGAGGCAAGCGTGGAAGCACTCCAGCCGGCGCTGGCCGCTGCGCAGGCTGCTGTCACCAAGGCCGAAGCGGAAGGTGCATCAGCGACTGAGATCGCCAAGTATCGCAAGGAGCTGGAGCGGATCCAAGAGCTGCAAGGCGGGCTCACTAGGAAGCGCGATGAAGCCGTTGGCGTCGCCACTGCTGGACAAGCCAAGACGCCTAGCGTCATGGACAACATCGGCGAAAAGATCAAACAGCTGAAGGCAGAGCTGGATCCAGTTAAGGTCGCCACTGACAGCATCGTGGGCGGCGCAACAGCGATCGGTGACGCCTTCGGTCAAGCGTTCCAAGACATCGCAACCGGCGCCAAAAGCACCGAGCAGGCGCTGGCTGATACGTTCAAGGCGATCGGCCAAGCCTTCATCAGCATGGCCGCGCAGATCATCGCCAAGCAGATGACCATGATCGTGTTCCAGACGATCCTCAAGGCACTTGGCGGCGGCGGCGGCGGTGGGCTGTTCAGCGGCGCTGGTCCAGTGCAGATGCCGAGCGGCGGTGCGTTTGCGCAAGGGTTCAGCCTGCCCAAGCTGTACGCCGAAGGCGGCTTCGTCACCGGGCCAACCAATGCCGTAATCGGCGAAGGCGGCGAGCCGGAGTACGTCATCCCGCAATCCAAGATGGCCAGCGCAATGGCTCGCTACAGCCGTGGCGCACGCGGTGAGGCGGTCATCCCGAGCAGCGGCGGCGGTGATGCTGCAGCCGGCGGTGAAGCGGCACCATCTGCACCGATCGACGTGCGCTACACCGTGGAGCGGATCAACAATGTTGATTACGTCACCGCCGATCAGTTCCGCGCTGGCATGGCGCAAGCTGCACAGGAAGGCGCACAACGCGGTCAGCAGCTTACGCTGCGCAGGCTGCAGCAATCACCGGCAACACGCAGGAAAGTTGGCATCTGATGGAACTTGCAATCGGTAACTATCTCACGTTGACCACACAATCTGGCGGTCAGTCGTATCGGTTTCAGAATTTTCACATCGGCGCCACTGCAACATTTGAGGGGCAGCTTTATGGGTTCATGCCATTTGGCTTCAGCGGAATCAGCATCAACCGCACTGGTGATAACACTGAAGCCAGTTTGATCTTCCCTAACAATGAACTCAGCCGTAACTGGGCTGTGCAAGCTGTCACTGACCGTTGGCTTGGAGCCGTTTACGTGATGAACCTAGACCCTGACGACACAGCAGCAGGCACAAAGATGCACCAATACATCGGGCAGATCGCAAGTGGTGAATGGGATGAAACATCGCTCACATTACGATTGAATACTGTGCTCGATGCCGTTGGCTCCGATGTTCCATTGCGGCGGCTGACGCAATCAATCGTTGGCAATCTTCCAGTCAGTGCCAATGTGCGGCTGCGCTGATCTCATTGGAATGCGTTATCGGCTCGGCGCTGATGGCAGTCATCGCGAAATCGACTGCATCCACATGGTTTACCGCGTGCTGCAGTGCCATCAAATACCCGTGCCTGTCTTCAAGTCAGACTGGTACGCCGCATCGCCGCGCACGATTGCACGCGATCTCTTGCGATGGGGCCGGCGAATTGGCAGGCCAACCTATGATGGTGATGTGCTGCTGATGCGGCAGGACACGACAGCATTTGCAGTTACATGGCAGCGCGGGATCCTCTACATCAACCGTCAAGCCGAGGTGGTGAGCTGGTGTTCACTGGACGCAATCAGCAACTACCACTGCTTCCGTTCGAGAAGCGTCTGATTGAACTGCTCGGTTGCACGGAGGAGGAGTATCGCCGCTTCGCCCAAGAAGCCCACCGACGCGGCACACGCCGGCCGGCTGGCTACGAACTGGTGCCGGACATTCGGTGTGATCCGGTAACAACCAGCATCCTGGTCAGCCTTGCCATTGGACTAGCGACAACCGCCGTCAGCTACCTGCTGACGCCAAAACCCAAGGCTCCTGCTGCGCCGGACGAAATCAGGCAGCGCCGATTAGCAAGCCGCACTGGCCCTGATCGCTTCAGTCCCACCAGTGGCTTTGACACGCAAGCTGAGCTTGCGAATTACGGCGATCCTATCCCCATCATCTTCGGCCAGTACACCGGAGAGACTGGCGGCATCCTTGTATCACCGCGCCTGGTGTGGTCGCGCGCGTTTTCGCTGGGTTCACAGCAAGCCGTAAAGCTGCTGTTTGTTGTTGGCGAGCAAGGCCTAGGTGATGGCCTGGATCGCCCTGAGCTGAACGGTATCTTTCTTGGTAACACAGCATTGGATGCGATCTATTCGCATGATTTTGCCTTTTACTGGAAGCGAAATACAAACAGCTTCAGTCGCATCAAGGCGCAAAACCTTGCCTATGGCACACGCGGCAACCGCGCCGCTGGTGACATCGAATCAAACGATGACATCTTCTTATGCCCAACCGGCAACTCCCTCGCTGATACGGGTTTTTGCAATGCCTTCTCGCTGACATCCAGCACGCAGTTTGGTGTTTACTCTGCAATCGCAAATGCCAACAACTACCGCGTCAACTGGAAGATTGTCTCGATCGTTGAAGCAGAAGAAAGGAAAGATACAGACGTTGGCGGTGTGCTGACGGCAGAGCGTGTCAAGATCTCCGGTGACTATGGTTTTGAGTCATCCAATGAAGCTGGCCGCCGCAAGGTAAGGGCGCAAGGTCAGAAAGGTACAGGCCGCAATTATGGCCGCCGCATGGGGCTCACGCACATCAATGGCGTCCCGGCATCTGCGCCAACGGAAGTCAGGCAGGTGACCACTGGTGATGTAGCAACGTTCACGATCAAAAGCGGTGAGCTGCCGGCAAATCTTTATCACCTTGAGACGCAGTATCCGACTGTTGGCGTTGAGGACATCAACGGTGAAATCGAAACCGGCCGCCGCGTTGCTGATGAGATGTTGCAGCTCGGTGAAACCATCATGATCGGCCGCACGGTGTGGATCGTGGAGTCACGGTCGCTGCCGATGTGGACAAAGGATCAGACGCAAGTGATCCAGCTGCGTTGCATCGAAACCTTTGGCAGCGGCCTTGGTGCTTCGATTGGCATTGTCAGCGATGAGATGATCACTCGCGGCGTCTACAACGACGACAACGGCACCACCAACACACGCAATGCCCTTGGCTTCAATGCCGGCGCAGGGTTCTACCCGTTGCTGCGCGTTGCATTTGGCATCGTCAGAAACACCCGCGCTTGCGATGTAACCGAAATCGGCATCCGCTCACAAGTATGGCAGCGGGCCAATGGGCTATGCAATTTCCAGTCACTGCCGCAACCGCAAGAGCTAGTTAAGGCTGATCGCAATCGCGTTCAGATTCAGAACGGCACGATGACGCTTTACATGAAGCGCACATCAGCTTGGACGATCTGGCTACGTCCTGCGGGAACCGATGAATCCGGCGCTGAATATCTATGGACGCCACTGGGTGAGCAGTTCTGCGTAACTGGTGAAACACCGCAAGATCAGTTTAATTTCATCCGCATCAAGCATCCAGAACGGCGGCAGTTTGAGTTCAAGATGCTGCCTAAGTCCGGCGCTGATGTAGCCCGTCACAGCCCGGATGATGCCGTGTTTTGGCGGCTTGATAGCAAGCAGAACAACACGCTTTCTGGAACATATGAAACCGGATACGGGCCGTTTGAGATCACAGCAGTTGGTGAGCTTGTAACCGTCAGTCAGATCACGTTCAATCGTGAGATGATGCAAAATCCAGTTGTCAATGAAGGCAACCCGGAATATACCATACCAAATGCAATTGAAGTTGATACATATCTGCCTGATGTTGAGAATGAAGGCATCCGAGCGAAGACGGTAGGCTTCTACGATTGGTTGCCAGATACGGCTTCACAAGGCCGCCGTGGTGCTACGCATTATGAGCTGTTTGGCCGAGCTGATTACTTCGGCTTGGTTCGCACTGCAACACGAACCGCAAACCTTGGCGACGGTCGTAGCATCACGATTGAGTTCACTGGCATTGTCAACGATCAGTATCCAGCAAATCACCCTTACTTCCCCGGCTTCCGCGCTTGGAGTTTTCAGTCGATCAATGTCATCAACAGCACTGGCGGCTTCAATACCAATCAAGTCTTCAACGTTTCAATCCCCGTCACACCAGGCAACCCACGCGCTCAACCCTATGGGCTGACAACATGCGGTGTCCGGTTGATTGTGCTTTCAACCGATGCCGGTTTCCAGCCAAAAGGTCGCGAATCCGCTTGGGAATGGGAGTTGCTAGGCGATCAACAGCAATACCCATTGGGTCATGTGCAAACAGCCACCTTCACCGTTCCAAGTACGTCCGGCGGCACTGCGACGATCATTGCAACAGGGACGGTGACATCGCGCTCCGGTCAATCCCTATCAAACTTCCCCGGTCAAACAAAAGCATGGGATGTCACCTATACCGTAGACCCACTTGGCACATTTGGAAATTGGGTAAATGGTGCGCTGATGGAAAACGGCGCAGTCGTCAGCGTTGGCAATCCGTTTTACACGGCTGGGCAAGAGGTTGGCATCGTGCTGCGTGTGCTGTCGCTGGAAACGGTAAACATTCCCGCAGACTTCAAGGCTGAACGTGTATTTGAGGAGAACAGTCAAGTCAATGACCTGAGCCTATACAACTCGCTGATTCAAAAGTCCAACGAAAGCCAGCCGGAGCATGAGATTGTTTATGTCAACGAATCAATCGCTAATGAGACTCCACCGCAATATGACAAGCTGACGCTGTGCGGACTTGCGCTTAGGGCGTCGCGTAATTTCACATCACTGGATCAGCTGCGTGTTTGGAGCGCAAATGGCATCCCCGTGCACAAGTTTCAATCTGATGCGCCATCAGAGATTGGGCCGAGCAATAAGTTCACCGATCTTGTTTACTACCTATTGACTGACAAAACAGCAGGCGCTGGATCAGTCGTGGCGCCAGAGCTGATCAAAACTGATACCTTCCCGCTGGTTTCGCAATTCCTGAAGCAGAACAAGCTATTCTTCGATGGCGCCATTGATCAGCCGGTTAACTTGCGCCAGTTCATCAGTGACACTGCGCCGTACTTCCTGTGCAATTTTGTCATCGCTGACGGTAAGTTCAGCTTGGTGCCAGCGGTTCCAGTTGATACATCAGGGTTGATCTCAACAGCGCCGGTCAAGATCAAGCAGCTGTTTACATCTGGTAACATCATTGAAGATAGCTTCTCGGTTGAATACCTCAGCTCTGAAGAGCGCAAGGACTTTCAAGCTGTGATGCGCTACCGCAAGGAGCAGCGTAATCAACTACCTGAAGAACGCACTCTTGTGGTGCGGTGGGCTGAAGCCGGCGCGGCGAACGCGTCAATCGAAAGCTTCGATATGACGCAATACTGCACAAGCCGCGATCATGCGCTGCTTGTTGCTAAGTTCTTCCTGTCAATCCGCCGCCGCGTAACACATTCTGTTCAATTCCGCACGACGCCTTATGGCCTAGATCTTGCGCCTGGCGACTACATCAAAGTGATCACGCAGGCCAGTCCATATTCAGCAGCCAACAATGGCGTGATTGATGATGAAGGTAACATCACGTCTGCCACCGAACTTACCGATGGCGCTTACACCATCGTCTATTGGACGCGAACAAATGAAGAAACAAAGACTGCAACGCTGACTGTGACAGCCGGTAAAGCAATCGAGCAGACGCTATGGGATTCAATCTTTACTATCAGCAATGCCAGCACTTCAAGCAATGTTTACATGGTGGAGCAGTTGACATTGAACGAGGATGGATTGGTTGAGATCGTCGCTACAGAGTTCCCATGCAGCTCAACTGACAACAGTCTGATCGCATTAGATTTAACTACAAGCGCATTCGATACGGAGGGTTGATCGTGCCATTTCCTAGCCTCGCACCAAGTTCACGCGACTACGACAGCGGCGACTTCCCCGTGCGCACGTACAAGTCGCAATCTGGCGTAGAGGCTCGCATCCTCTACGGCAGCCGCCGCACCGGCATGACGCTTTCGCTGTCGTTTGATAATGTCAGCGATGCGCAAGCTGAGCAGTTCTTGGATCATTACGATGAAACCAAGGGCACCTACCTCACCTTCACGCTTCCGGTTGAGGTGTTCGCCGGCTGGAGCGGCAACCGTGATGCCATTGATGCTGCAACTGGTAATGCCTGGCGCTACGAGGAGGCGCCTTCCGTGACAAATGTGCGGCCGAATGTCAGCACCGTTCAAGTTAGACTGATCGGGGTGCTCTAGATCCGGTTATGGCAAAAACCTACACCGGCCGCGATGGGCGACTGTTGATCGACGGTATCGAGCAGATCAAGGTCACCAACTGGCAACTCAGTGGATCGCTGGAGATGCTGGAAACCACGAGCCTCGGCGAGCTGCAGCGCACCTATACCCCTGGTGTGCAAGAATTCAACGGCAGCGCCACATTGCTGTATTACAACGACGGCACAGGGCGCAATGATGCCGCTACTGCGTTGAAGAAAGTGCTGCGCATCAATGGCGTGAACGATGGCGATACAGTTGATCTGCGGCTGCGTTTGGTGGAAGGCAATAGCAATCATGATGTGCGACTGACTGCATACATCACCAGCGTTAGTCTTGGTGCCAGTGTCGGTGAAGTCAGCTCTGCGCAGATCACCTTCCAAGGAACCGGTGCGCTCAGTGAGGTCACAATCTGATGGGTATCTATCTTGGCAACAATGGCCGAATAGAGCTGATCCGTAAGTCACTGGAAGGCGCTAAAGAATCAATCGTCAACCCAAGTGATGTCAACGCATCACGCAATCGCTTCAGCTTTGACTTTGATGAAGGGTTTCTGATCAGTGGTGATTTCATTGAGATCAGCACGACAGATGGCACTGATCTAGATTTCATTGATGCAACCGGCTGGGATATTGGCAGCGTTCAATCCAGCGGCAATTGGTATGTCTTCATTGATGAGCTAGGTGGTATCAAGCTGTATGACAACTTCGACGACAGCCTAGAAGGCAGCATAGCCGGACTGATTTCGCTTACTGCAATCGCCCGCGACATTCCAATCAAGGTGTCCGTGCGCGATAGGGATGTGCGGTTACTTGCATCGGTTACCGATTACGAACTGAATACCAATCGCGAAACTGTAGACATCACCGCGCTGAGTGATCAATACCGGCAGCAATACAGCTCACTGATCAGCGGTAGCGGACGCATTACTGCACAGTGGGATTACGTGAATGAAGCAGGGCAAGAGCCAGTTCACTACCTGATGCAGCTTGTACTTCGCACTGAGATTGGCTCTAGTTTTCGCGCTAAGTTCTACATCAAAAGCCCTGACACAGATGCAGCAGGCGGCGCATTCTCTGGCACGCAGTTCAATGATGCACTGTGGTGGGAGTTGGATGCGCTTGTAACAAACAGCGCCACTGGCTTCACACCAAGCGACGTGATCGTTTCCACGATTGATTTTGTAGCAACTGGCGCGATCAGGCTCAAGGCTCGTACAGCTGCGCAGCACAGGTTGCTTCAGGAGTCCGGCGATCCGCTACTGCTAGAGCAGGGCGGTTACCTGCTGCTGTAAAGTGGCGAGACTGCCTAAACTGAGATCAATAGAGAGGCTCTAGCATCGTGGCAGACCTGCGTATCAGTGAACTAGCGGCGCTGGCAGGTGCTGACCTTGCAGCCGGCGACTTACTGGCAGTTGCAGACATCAGCGCCAGTGAAAGCAAAAAGATCACGGTCACTGACTTCCTAGGCAATGCGGTCACGCTGATCGCTGATGCCACGATCCCCAATGCCAAGATCCTGTTCAGCAGCGCCAGCATTCCTGGTTCCGCACTGCAGACCGGCGCTGTTGACACCACGCAACTAGCGGATGATGCCGTAACTGCCGCCAAGTTGGCAGACGAGTCAAGCGTTGATTTGGTAACAGCACTGCCGGCATCCGGTGCATTTGTTGGCCAGATTGCACTTGATACAGTCGACTACAAGTTCTATTGCTGGGATGGTTCAGTATGGCGTGACATCAAGGCGTCGGGCTCCGTCAATACCATTTCAGGTAGCACTGCCGGTGTTATCAATGTTGTTGTCTCAACTGCTGGCGATACGGTAAACATATCTGCAACGCTGGATAACACTGCAGCAGCAGCGCAGTTTCTTGCTGGGCCGACATCTGCCGGTGGCGCTGTTGGTTATCGCGGCATCGTTGGCACTGATCTGCCAACACCAACGACATCAGCCAAAGGTGGCGTGATCGTCAATGGTCAAGGCGTGCGGATGAATGATGACACGCTGGAGATTGACAATGACGTTACTAGCAGCCCTTCGGTTTATTCCGTTGTCACCTACAACGAAAAGGGTCTGATCACTGATGGCCGCGCTGCAACAAGCGCTGATCTGCCAACAGCAACAAGCGGCGCAATTGGCGCCGTGCGCCCTGGTACTGGCCTTGCGATGGGCACTGCCGGGGAATTGAATCACTCCAATACCGTTGCCGCTGGCACGTCCACCAAGGTCACCTACGACGCACAGGGGCACATCACAGGCGGTGCATCGCTGCTCGATACAGACATCCCGAGCTTGCCGGCCAGCAAGGTCACGACAGGCACCTTCGGCACAGATCGCATCGCTGATGGTGCAATCACCGGCACCAAACTTGCTGATAGCTCAACCGCGCTCTTCGGTGCTGAGCAGCCTATTGCTGAATACACAGGTCAGCTGTACTTCAACAGCTTGTCGCGTGATATTTACATCTGGGATTCAAACGTCTGGCAGCCGATTGGTATTTCAATTGGCGAGATCGTTTTTGCTGGCACTTATGACGCCAACACCAATCAAGTCGCCAGTGTTACCAGCGATGGCACTGCTGTTGGCTTGACTGTTGGATCAGCATTGCCTGCTGCGGCTGCAGCAAACAATCGGTACTACCTTGT